CCTGAGCTGAAACACCACCAGCAACACACATCATCACAACTCCAATCAATGCTTTCATCTTCTTTCTCCTATCGGCGACATGCCTTGATGTTTGTTCATTCTGCTCTTGTGAGCTTTCTCTCGTCAATCTCTGCAAAATCGGCGTCTTTACAAAACCAGTTTCCACAACGCCACTTCTTCAAACCGCTTCTCCATTCAGCGACAACCCAGCTTGTCTCTTGGTAATACTTAACCCAGTAAAAACCACTCTCCCGATTGCTCATGCCTCACCACCTTTGACCTTGTCGATAACTGACTCGGCATCATCAACGCTGAGCAACCAAGATTCAAAAAAACCACCAGCAAAAAGGCTTCCCCACGGTGCCAAATCGCCGTTATTGAGCAAGCCATGCACTCCGTAACTGTGATCGGCCAGGGTTCTTACGTCACCAACGACCTGCTCAAGAGCCGCCAGCAGCTCCTGGTTCATCTGCACCAGCTCATCGTGACTGTTGATGGCGTGGGCAGCGTATTCACTGCAATGCCTTGACATGTACCCAGCATAAATATGCTGCTCAAGCTCATCTACGCTGTCGTGGACGAACACATCCGCCATCTTCAAATATTGCTTCATCACTCTCTCCTGCTATCCGGCCCTGCCGTTGATGTGGTCATAGTAGCACCATCAGAAATCAATGCAATAGTTTTTTTGAGATTATTTGCCATAAAAATAGCATTGACAGCGAAATGTCATTGGGTGTAGATTTGTCGTCATCAACAGCGAAGAGGTGAAGCATGAACACAGGTAAAGCAATCTTGGTTGCTCTGGCAATGAAAGAGATGACGCGAAAGCAGTTGGCTGAAGCAGTTGGCCTAGCACCAGAGACGGTGTACTCAATGTGCAAATCAAAGAACGCATCAACACGAACACTGCTGCGAGTTGCTGATGTGCTTGGGATGAAAGTATCTGAACTGGTTAAACTGGGGGAGTGATTATGACCGCAGAGACAAGAAAGCCTATTAGCAAGAGAACTAGATTTGAGGTATTCAAGCGTGACATGTTTTCATGCCAATACTGCGGGAAGAAGTCTCCAGATGTTGTACTTCACGTTGATCACATCAAGCCCGTATCTAAAGGTGGAAAGAACACCATCACAAACCTAATCACTGCCTGCCAAGACTGCAACCTTGGAAAATCCAACATCGAACTGAGTGATGACGCAGCAGTTAAAAAGCAAATGACTCAAGTTCAGGCTATGGCTGAGCGTGATGAGCAGATAACCATGATGGTTGCATGGCAAGAATCTCTAATTTCATCTGATGAGAAGTTTGTCATAAGCGCCGAAAAGGAGGTTAACAGGCTGGCTGATGGTTTTGTGGTTAGCGATGCAGGGAGAGGTACGATACGAAAAGCAATCAAAAAACATGGGTATGAGAGCGTCATGAGCCAGATTTCAAGCGCGTACTCAAAATCAAGTTGCGATGATGATTTTAGGGCTAGTTGGTCAAAATTCATAGGGTACAAGTTTAACGGTGACGCTGTGTCAAAGTTGTCAATTCATTATGCAAAGGGGATACTTAAAAATAGGTTCCACTACTTCAACGAAAAGAGGTTTTACTCTGAGCTTGGCGATGTGTCTTTCAGCGACAAAGAGTTGAATTACCTTATAGAAAAGGCAAGAGTGGTTAGCAGCCCAACTGACTTTATAATTTTAGCCGCCGAGGTAATCTCATGTCGATGATGCTAATGGTTAAAGCGATGCAAGCTAAGGTCGGAAACCCTCTTAGAAAGCTAGTTTTGATTAAGCTGGCAGACAACGCAAACGACATGGGCGAGTGCTGGCCAAGTCATCAGCACGTAGCTGACCAGTGTGAAATATCAAAAACAAGCGTCAGAAATCACATTAAAGAGCTTGAGAAGATGGGGCTGCTTATAGTTGAGCATAGGGATGGGCCGAAGGGCAACTCATCAAACCTATATCATTTGACGCTACAGGGTGTATCAGGAGATGACATAGGTGTGCCAGCAGATGGCATGGCGGGTATAGCAGGAGATGGCACCAGAACCAGTAACTATCTTGAACCAGTCATTGAACCTTTAAAAAAGAGTGTCTCGCAAAAGCTCGACTTCTCATCTTGGCCTGGAATGCCTAGTGAGCAGTTGATGAGTGAGTGGAAGCAGCTAAGGAAAAGACTAAAGGCTGGCGTAACTCAGACAGTGATTAACAGAACCGGAAAAGAGCTGCACATTGCAGTGAAAGCTGGGTTTACTGTAGACCAATGTTTTGAGCAGTGGGTTTACAAGGGGTGGCGTGGATTCGAGGCATCATGGATGATGAGCCAGAAGCCTGATTTGCAGCCACAGCAGCAAAGCAAACAACCTAGAGCATTTGGATCCTGATATGACACCTGAAAAACTTAGTTCTTTTGAAAGTGAGCAGATTTGGCTTGGTACGGTAATCCTGCATGAGCGCGGAGATTTGATAACAGAGCACGGCATTTGCGCAGAGCTTTTTTACTCATCAATTCACAAGATGATTTTCACTGCCTGCAACCGGATTCACAACAAGCGCCTAACAGTTGAGGCCACCATGGTTGCCAAAGAGCTTGGCGACATGGACTGCCTTGATATGGCTGGCGGATTCGGTTACATCGCTGAGATATGCAAGAACACAAGCAAGTCAAACGCTAGGCACTACGCAGAAACAATCAAGAAGAAATACCGAGAGCGAACGGCTTGGGCTGTTATGTCTGATGGCGTTGAGGCTGCATCATCCGGTGAGCTTGACGTTGACGCTGTGATATCCGCGCTGATGGCGACAATCACAACAGAATCAAACTACGAGTACGATTCAATGGGAGTGGCTCAGGCTGCAATTGATGAGCTTGAGAGAGCCATGCAAGGCACGTTTCCAGGCGTTATGTTTGGCATAAAGTCGATGGATGATGCCACGGGTGGCGCACACAACTCAGACCTAGTTGTTATCGCCGCAAAACCTGCTATGGGCAAAACAGCAATGTTGCTAAACATGATGATCAACGCCATGAATGACGGGCATAGCATCGGGTTCATTTCTGCTGAAATGCCAGTCGGACAGATTGGTATGCGAATAGCCTGCGCAAACGGAAGCGTAGAAGCTCACAAGGCAAGAAAGGGCGAGCTTGATGATTGTGGGTTCAATAACTTCTCTCGCGGGCTGTCTGTTCTTCATAGTGTGAATTTGCAGGTTTACGAGAAGTCAGCACCAAGCATTGCGGAAGTGGAACGTATGGCTAAGAAGTGGAAACACCACAAAGGAATTAAGGCGCTTTATGTTGACTACATCCAGCGCATAAAGGGGAGCAACCCATCAGCGCAACGCTGGGAGCAGGTCGGTGAGGTTGTCATGCGCCTAAAGGACTTGGCCCGCGAGCTTGATATCCCTGTAATTTGCCTTGCGCAGGTAAACCGAGGTGTTGACACAAGGGGTGATAAGCGACCAGAGCTTGGTGATATCGCAAACTCCGCTGAAATTGAGAAAGAAGCAGACCAGATAATGACCTTGTACCGTGACGAGGTTTATCATGACGATACACCGGATCGCGGAGTTGCCGAGGTGGACTTCAAGAAGAATCGACACGGCCCAACTGGCATGTTAAGAGTTCAGTGGAAAGCGCCTTACATGCGGTTCTGTGACTTTGCAGAGCAATACTGATATGAAACAACACACCGAAACACTCATTTCATACGTCATGGAATGGAGTGGTAAGAGCCGAGGTGAGGCTGTTGAGTGGCTGGATAGAAACCTACCCAGATTGAAAGGAGATGAAGATGAAACAGCAGACCGAGATTGAAAAAACAGCCACCCGCAGGATTGCCAAGGCGATCATAGAGCAAGCTGACATGGAGGGGTGGCGCAAGCTGAAAGATGAATCACTGGTTGCCGCCAAGGTGAGCCAGGCAGTAGCGCGGCACTCAAGCCAGCATGGGATTCACCCGTTGTTTATCAAGAGCGCGATGCTCAGGTTGCAGGATGGGAGAATCTGATGGCAACTAA